AATCCAAAGTATATTCTCTATTGATTTTACTAAGTTAGACTTCCAGTCACTTCTTAGCATCCTTAAGGCAATCCTTGCTATGATCCTTGGTAATAAAGGATGTGATAGGACAAGTCGAAAACCCCGATCCCAAGCATGGGTTCCATTGTTAGGTACTACACAGTGCGACCCTGAGGATACACCAGGAATTTCAGGTCCAGGTGGAGGAGACTATAGTAATTGCCCACCACCGTCAGGTTCTAATGCACCAGGTCTTACCCAAAACTCTGGTGGTACTGCAGAAACTGGTACATTCTTTGATGATTTCTATAAGAATATTAACCCATTCTTGATGGAGACTCAGACATCACTCAATGGTACTAGAATACTTAATGATGCAACGCCAGGTAAGGAGAAATTTGTAGTTTCTGGTCCAGGTGGTGTTACTTACTTCCAAGATAAGAGAGGTAATGAGCACTTAAATACACCTGGAAACTGGACTGCTATCTATGGTGGTGACTTAGTACATGATACTAAAGGTAATCATGTTCACACTGTGGAAGGTGATTATCACCTAAAAGTTATGGGTGACTTCCATATTGAGGTCTCAGGATCCATGAATACTCATGTATCAAATGGTCCTGGTGCTCAAGCATCTGATGCTAACGGTGGTTTCTCCTCAGGTAGTACATGGGGTGATCAAAAACCATTACAAAATGCAGGTCAAAGTGCTAAATTTACAGCAGCAGATTATAAAGAACTAGATCCTGAAGATGGATTTGAGGCTCTCGAAGCGGCTGGAGGTAGTGCAGCAACTGGAGTGCAGCAAATGCAAGCAGTTCTACAAGATAAGATAGCAAAACGTGCTAAACCACAGTTTGATGTAGAGGTAGGAGAAAGAGAATCCAAGTCAGTACATACGGTAGCAGGTGACCACGATTGTAACTATCAAGGTGACTGGACAGTACAAGCTAACAAGTTTAACTTCACTGCCATATCTGCAATCAACATGAAGGGTCAGAATTATAACGTTGAGGCAGGTGCAATTAACAACACCGCACATGGTGAGATCATAAACGAAGCTAACTGGATTACTTCATTCCTTAACTGTGGACGTTTCGATATTATCGGCATATTCCAGTTCATGCCAGTTATAACAGGACAGTATAGTATAGTAAAAGGATCTATTGTTGATGTTACAATGGATCTACCTTTCCCAGGTGCATCACCACCAGCTCAGGTTCGTCTTTCTCTTGGGCAGTCAATGCCCACAGCGATGGCAGATATAGTAACAGGAGCTAGTGCAGGTGGTCACATGACCCTAGTAGCCAGTCCGACTGGTGGCATAGGGGAGGTTGTAACTGCAGGAAAAGGTGCTATAATAAACCAGTGTACTTCTGGTATAATTTCATACGGTGTCGGGGTAGGTTTTTCTGCCTTTGGTACTGCTTTGGGAGCAACCCAGATTTACGGACTGCCTGTTATGCTGAATTAATGGATGAATTAATCGATTATGTAGAACATGCGTTTATACACATGTCTACTAGAAGAGTCATTCTTAGGGATGAAGAAGGTTATACCGAAGAAGTTCGGTTTAACTTTGATGAAGAAGGTATGGGTAGTTTTGAGGATACTATATCCTTATTACAAGACTTCCTAGACCCAGACGACCTTACATTTGTATTCTAATGAAATCTCAAATCTTAGAGGTCTCTACTGATGAGATCAAAAGCAACCTTGATTTCCTCTTGACATTATGTGAAAGAGGTAATACAATAAAGATTGTGCAAGATGGGAAACCATCTATCATAATGACACCAGTTCCTGAGTTCGTAAAGAATTACGAGCAAGATGTACTGCCTGAGATCCCTATGCCAGAGGATTGGAAACCTGATCCAGTTGGTGTAAAGACTTATGTGTCAGAGACCCTAAACGAGATGCAGAAAGAAATGGAAGCATGAAGTATCATCTTTACGACGACAAAGAAAGACATCAAGGTTCCTTTACATCAATAGAGGAACTGAGAAGATTCTTGTGTGATCGTAAGTATGATATTAGTTGTGATGCAGATATATCATGTACATTCGACTACATTAAACACATCAAGTGGTCATTCGACATCGAGGAGTAACTATGACAAAAGATTGGGACGACAGTAATTGGAGGGAGGAGTACAAAGCGTACACTTCCAACAAAAGAGAATTGGAACTATTGGAAAATGGTCCTAAGAGTCTATCGCAATCATGGATATTGCAAGCATTACACCAAAGATGGATGAAAGTAAAGGGGTATAAATATCCAGAACCACCTGATTGTAGTTCATCAATGAAAGAGTGGGAAGAATCTATCAAGAAATACCAATGAGCGGTCCACATGTAGAAAACTACAATAGTAGTCCACCCCCAGAGTCACAACATCGTCTTAATACACTTAACGATGTTATAGGGGATTATCTTACTAGCGAAACCTCTTCAGACGAAACCTATGAGGATATATTGACTGAAGTTCAGTCATGGATAGACTATCATAAAGAGCATTTAGAGAAAGCAAAGAAACTAAAAGTACTATTACAGGGAGATAGTAATTTGGACGTATAAATAACTCGGAAGAACCATATAGATGAATAGTGGCAACTAAAAGAATATCACAACTTGATACTATAGCTGATGCGTTGGTGACAGGGGAAGCAGTGCTTCCTATTGTTATTTCTGATCCACTTATTCCGAATAGAAAATCAAAGGTTAATCAACTTTTTAGGTCAGTTTCTGCAGGCTCACAAGCCGCTCCAGGACTGGCTTTCGATTTGGATAGGGACACAGGGATATACCAGAGTGCAGTTAATGAAATTGGACTCACGTTCGGTAGTGCATCATTATATAATCAACGTAACTCAAACCAAGACGGTTCATCAACATTGCAGATTCGTGCGGTTGATACAGCGTCAGCAAACTCTAATGTAGAGATAGTTCCTCAAGGTAGTGGATATTTCACTGTTAATGGATCTGCTACATTTACAGACTCCAACGTATTCTTTGAGGGTGATCAAAACCCAGGTAAGAAGGTAGTCTTTAACGTAGATACAGTTTCTACTGCAGGTGGTATACGTCGTTTCGACTTTCCAAATGTAGGAGCAAATACTTCAGCAACTATAGTTGCAGCAGATACTTTCCAGACGTTAACTAATAAGGTAGTCATCATTAAAGACTCTGACCTTAGTATTACTGGTTCTACAGATGTTGCTAAGATTGCAAAGTTCGAGACAGACGCATGGGATGCTCCTGGTCAGCATATCTATCGTCTTCCTGACTATGGTACTACCATTACGCAGTCAACATTACTTGATGATATAACTCAGCAAGACGTTAAGAACAAGAACATGGTTAACCCCACGTTCTCTACTACACCGTCTACAGATGAGAATGATCCAACCAAGTATATTATCTTCGATCAATCTGGATTAACTTCAGACCGTACAGTTACTTGGCCAGATCTTAACGTTAAGGTAGTTGGTGAAGCATCAACTCAGACATTAACAAACAAAGTTTATAAGGGTGCCATTTTTGAGGACACTGGTGATGTTACTAAGAAGATTAGTTTTAACCTAGCTAACCTCAATGCTAACAGCAATTTACAGTTCACTTTCCCAGAAGGTTCTATTTCAGAACCTCTAAATAATGGTACTGATTCCAACGTTATTGTAGCAGAGAAAGCAACGCAGACTCTTGCTAACAAGACTATGGAATTCATGAAGATTAACAACCCAGAGAATGTTAACGGATTAATTACTATTGATGCGACTAACATTACTGAACCAGTTAACATTCAGTTTCCAGGTGCAGATGCAACACTACTATCTACTAACAACATCGAGGCGGTTGGTGTTAGCTTTGGTGGTCCTTTATCAGCACCTACATTCGGTGGTAGACTCCGACTCCAATCTTTTTTCCAAGCAGGGTGGTAAATTAAAATGACAGCAGGAAGGTTAGCCGCCTCAAAACCAGGGGCAACGACAAATACAATACTATACAGTCCTGATATAGACAACAGTGCATCTGTAGTATTGACAGCAGCAAATCAATCAGGATCAGGTGTGTCATATCGTGCAGCATTGCGTGACTATGATCAGATTTTGACACTTGATGGTGATGAAACGACTGCATTAGAGTTTCAGAAAGGGAACCCAGTATCAGAATATAAAATAAAAATTAGTCCAGGTATCAGTTTCACTGATGCTACACCTGGTGCAGATATTACGACCCAGAATGGAGCTACAGCAAAACTCCTTGATGTGTTTAAGGACACTGCTCTTTTAGAGAGATGGGTTAA